CGTCAGCAATATGCTCTTCAGATGACTCAGATAAGAACATATACTCACGTGCCTTGGCTTTTGGCCTACCGACCTTGACCGGTATTTTGGCAGGTGACGGTGTTAATGTCAAGTTGCCAACCTCCGACTCAGCCGATCGCTCCATGTCGTTAGCTAACGCCTGCTCAGCCATTTTGATAATACGCTTGGCTGCAGCAGTCTTGTCACTAAACTTTGGCGCCTGTGGTGCCTTGACAATATTACAATACATGCCATTTAATTCAGCCATTGAGTGCTGTTTAAGACCGTCGATACCTTTATCGATTGCTGTCTGTGCTGTTTCTAATGATGTCATACCATTCTCCTTTCTATTTATATGGATATGGACCATCGAGCTCTTGCCATGGATCAGTCTCCATAGCCGTACTGTCATAGTCCTGACAAATAAACAGGTAATTACTACCTGTGCTCACGACGCCACGTACTGAACTCATATATGGGTTGGCACGATTAGTCGCAATTTTAACCTCTGCACCTGGCTCGTGGCCCTGCAGAATCTCGATTAATTCACTTACTAACATAAGCATTTCTCCTTTCTGATTATTATCCTACCCCAAAAATCCGATAATGTACACTGTTTATTGGAATTAATTTTATGGCCAATACAAAATGAGCCGACCGATTTATAGACTATATAACAATATTATTGGCATATTGTATTTATTGACAATGGGGCTATAAAAATATTTTTATTTTGAAAAAGTTGTATATATAAAAAATGGCCAACACATTTCTGTGCTGGCCATTGAGCCGAGCGCTCTATATTACTGGTATATACTCTCGTGTATAAATTTGTCGCCCGTATGTGTTTGATGGTGTTCGCTCAAAGCTGCGAGCACGGCATTTTTGTCCATTGAATAAATTTCAAAGCATGGATTGCCGCCGCCAGGGCCGACCGCTTTAATTAAATTATGGCCCAAATTATATTTTTCGATCCAAGCCATAAATTCGAATATTGGACAATCGTGGGCGATGTCAATTTCGGCTTTGTACGCATTTTTATATTGATAATCACTTATTCGTATAATGTTATTCATATTACATTCTCCTTTATTTTTAACATTTAATTTATAGTACAATAATAAAATATATTTGTAAACACTTTTTTAAATTTTTTTTAAAATAATTTTTTAAATAATATATATTAATATAGAGTATATAAAAAAAGGGCAGCTTTTTCGAGCCGCCCTCATTATATTATTTTTTATTTACGAGTTGTTATAATCGACCACATTAAATATCAAACCTAATACGGTCCAGAACACAACAAATATCGATACCATTACCATCAGTATTCCAATCCAGAATTGTAGTGATTCACCACTATATAATGTCGTGATAAAACCACCACCGATTCCAATCCCGACCCCACAAACAAGTAGGATCGAGAATATTATGATGAGAAAACGAGCGATAGTCTTTGGATGCCTCCTGAAATATCTTCTATTTTCCATAGTTTTTCATCCAGTTACTTAATAATTTAGTCGCCTGCTCTACATTACAACCAAACATCTCGACTATATACTTCCTCGCCCCAAACATATTTATTTCACCGGAGTCTCTCAACTCATCTAAAAAATTATACACCTCTTTATCTGGTGTACCTTCGATAATAAAATCACTCATAATTATTCTCCTTTCTTTTCTAATAATTTCTTACCCACACCAATTAACACTTGTTTTTCAAATTCGTCCATTAATTCCATGTGGTCTTCTGTGTCCATTTCGAATAATTTATTCCATGGTTCACCATAATCTCTCAAGGTTTCAAGTGAGTTATCGATCATACCTAATAACTCATCAATTCCCTCTTGAACTAACTTTTTATTTATAGTCATACTTTCTCCTTTATATTAAACCAATACTTATTTATATTGGTCATTATTAATATAGTACCCCATTAAAATCTATTTGTAAACACTTTTTTAAATTATTTTTAAAATTAATTTATAAATAGTCTAATTACACCCATTATTATATAGAGTCCCTCTGATTTAATATCAATATTAATCAATAAATTCCTAATCGCTCCCTGTCAACACGGATCCCGGCCCGTTTGTCCTGGTTTTAATACAGACAGCCCCGATTCTACGCCCGTTTCCCTTAAATTATTGATATTGTTACATATTTTCAAACAAGAACTAATACAGACGCGGTCCCGAGACCGGGGCCCGGGGGCGTCGGAGCCAGGTCGGCGGTCATCTAGCGCCTATTTAGTCGATCTGCGGGGCAAGTTTTTACAATCGGACTTTATCCGACACTATATATTAACCATATATAGGAAATAATTAGAAATAAATTGTAATACTTTGTAAGTTACCAATAAATACAATATGCCAATAAGCAATATCAGGTTTACAGGAACTTACTTTTACAGTAATATCTATATATAAAATTTACGGAGATATATGCATGTCAAGTAAAGGCGGCAAAAGAGAGGGTGCAGGAAGACCCGCTGGTGCCACAAACAAACGATCTCAAGCTATAGCTGATAAGCTAGAAGAGCTAAACTGTGACCCGATTGAAGGCATGGCTATGATCATGAACGATACATCTCTTGATCACAGCCTTAGACTAGCTGCAATGAAAGAGTTGGCGCAGTATGTAGCTCCAAAGCGTAAAGCCGTTGACATTGACGCAACAGTCGATGGTAGTGTTAATATTCAAGTTGTAAAGTTTGCGGATCTAGATGAGTCAGATAACAGTACCGAGTAACTGGCGACCACGCCCTTATCAAATGCCTATGTGGAAGTTTATGGAGGGCGGCGGTAAAAGAGCTGTTTGTGTTTGGCACCGTCGTGCAGGTAAAGACTTGTGCAGCATTAACTGGTGTGCAGTCTCCGCGTTAACGCGTCCCGGTTTATACTGGCATTTATTTCCAACCTATAACCAGGGCCGAAAGATTGCCTGGGATGGTATGACTAGAGATGGCCGTAAGTTTTTAGATCATTTCCCAAAAGAAATGCATGAAGCAACAAATAATACGGAAATGAGGTTAACTTTAAAAAATGGGTCAATCTATCAGGTGGTGGGTACCGATAACGTCGATAGACTCGTTGGAGCAAATCCCGTTGGAGTGGTATTCTCTGAATATGCCTTGCAAGATCCTCGTGCCTGGGATTACATTCGTCCCATCTTGGCAGAGAACGGAGGATGGGCAATGTTTATTTATACCGCTCGAGGTAGAAATCACGGATATGATTTATTAAATGTAGCTAAGAAAAATGAAAGCTGGTTTCAGCAGGTACTATCTGTTGAAGATACTAGGGCTATACCTATAGAAGCAATTGACGAAGAACGTGCTGCAGGTATGCCTGAGGAAATGATACAGCAAGAATTCTTTTGTAGTTTTGATGCACCATTAGTTGGATCATACTATGGTAACGCGATGAGTCGCTTGTTAGCCGATAACCACCTGACCAAGGTTCCGTACGAGCCTACACTTGACGTGCATACAGCTTGGGACCTAGGTGTCGGGGACTCGACTGTGATAATATTCTTCCAGATGCATCACAATGAGATCAGGATTATTGACTATTATGAGAATGAGGGAGAGGGGCTAGCTCATTACGTAAAGGTCGTACGCGAAAAAGAGTACGTCTACGGCGATCACATCGCGCCCCACGATATTCAGGTAAGAGACTTTAGTACAGGTAAATCTCGTATAGAGGTAGCACGTGAGCTTGGTATAAGATTCCGTATAGTACCTCAACTAAGAATAGATGACGGTATAGAGGCAGCACGTAGTATATTGCCCCGTTGTTATTTTGACGAGAATAAGTGTGACCGGTTGATTGAAGCCTTAAGACAGTACAGAAAAGACTATGATGAAAAACAGAAGACTTTCAAAGATCGGCCACTCCATGACTGGACATCACATCCCGCTGATGCATTTAGGTATCTTGCACTAGGGATCAGGGACCGTGTTAATAAAAATTTAAAGAAACTACCACGTCAAGCAGAGGGGGAGTATGCCATCTTCGGTAATTATTAGGGATCTTAAACTTAGCGATATGGATCAAGTGCTAATGCTAGCAGAAGAAGCGCA